GTCTGGTAAGTCTGTTGATACTGATAAAGAGCAAGATGTAGAGTGAGCTACTGCTACTCCACCTATCTTTACTACAAGTAAACTGCCATTAAAAATTCCTGTGGTTGCCATATTATGTTTTTTTTATATGTTTAAAATCCTATTTATTATTTAATTATAATCTTATTTGTTCTTCTTAGTCTTTTAAAGTGACCATAACTTATTCCCATCTTCACACTTGCCTCTAATCTACTCTCAAATTCTCCCACAAATGTACCATTATCCGTATAAACGATACATGGCTTTTTAAGGTTGTCGTTCCCTCTTAATTTTGCAGATTCTGACATCTTCTTTTTAGACTCTTCACTTACAATCTTCCCCTTAGTCAATCCCCCCCAAGTATTACCCTTACTTCTTTCAGAAGTTGCTTTCTTTTGTGCCTCACTTTGTTTCCTACCTATACTTGCTAACCCTATTTTTCTTTTAGTTTCTTCAGATAATCTTGTATTAGCACCACCTGGTCTAATGTTATATCCGAAGTTTCTATCTGTTGCTCTTAGAATCTTAATGAACTGCTCTTCGTAAAGATTAAGACTTTCTAAGTCATCAGTTTTTAAGATGGTATAGAACATAAAGGAATCTATGCCATGTTTATTAAAAGAACGTTGAAGGTACTCGTTGTCGTGAGTACCCTTCTTTAGCCTTTGTCTATGGTAACTAAACCTAACTCTTGGCTCATTTATTGTTTGCCCTATATAAGCCTTCCCAGTATTCTTGTTCAGTATCTTATATAAGTACATATTATCCGATTTGAGTTACAAAGTGGTTTACCACTATAACTCTTCTAAAAATATATGTTTCTTCTACATAGTCAAAAGTAGCCTGGTTTGACACCATATTTCTTGTAACTATTTTGAAATCTGGAGAAGCATTTGGGTAATCTGCAGGAGCTACTCCTATGATTTCCAATAAGTCATTAGCCCATTCATCTACTGACTTTTGACCTACCTCTCCAGACTTAAATGTCCTATATACAATGTCAAACTGTATGCTTACATCAAAGTTATAGCTTGTTTTGTCGCTATTCTCTACTGATGTCTGAGAACTTATCAACAAGAATGGAGGCTCGGCACCATCTGGAGCTATGGTATCATATACCGATAACTCGTAGGAGTTAGCATTTATCTTGTCGAAATAAGCCTTTCGTATAGCATATCCGCAGTCTTTCATTATCCTTCTACCTCTACTTCTTTAGAATCCGTTTGTTGGCCATTTTGAGCCTCATTTAGCTCACCAAAGAACTTAATAAGGGGTAAGCCATACTTTGTCGGTAACTCTTGAAAAAAGCCATCTAATTGCTTAATTTGCTCTGCGTTTAATGTTATTGTCATATTTGGTTATTTTTACAAATTTAGGTAAAATTATTTAGCTGCAATCAATGCTTTCAATTCTTCTATTTGAGCTTGTTGCTCTTGCATAGCTTTTACTAACATTGGTATTAATACAGTTGTCTTAACTGACTTAATTCCTTCTTTATCAGTATCAACCATATTAGGGAATACCTCCTCCATTTCTTGTGCAACAAATCCTAATTGTTTTAAATCTTCTCCAATAAAATTAAAGTTTCTAACTTTCAATTTTAATAAGTTATCAAGTTTAGGGGTAGTATCAACTATATTTTCTTTTAATGTTTCATCTGATAAAGTACCATACACTCCAGTCCTATTTACTGTAGTACCGCTTGACCAAACAATAAATTTATCATTAGTTGTATCAGCACAAGCAATAAATTGAAGGTCTCCAGTTACATTTGGAGAAACAGTAGTATATCTAATGCTTAATCCATACGGCACAGCTGATGCTTGTGAAATAATTACACCATAATTCGAATTTTGAGAACTATATAATTCGTGAGATGCACCAGATGTAGAAACATAAGTTCCATTATTAGATGCTTTTAAAAATCCTGACGATGTGATTCTCATTCGTTCAGCAATAGCTACATCATTATAAGTTCCAAATGTAATGTCAGTAGCTCCGTTTGCTGTTGTTAATATTGTTGATTTTATAAATGACCTTCCGTCACATAAATTTATTGTAGAAGTATCACCATAAGCAGCAGAACCAGATAACTGCAATAAAGTTGCACCACTTGCAGGTCTTGCTAAATTTACACTACTTGAGAATGTAGCAGCACCAGTAGAAGCATTCATAGATAGTATGTTGCTAAAGGTAAAAGCACTACCAGCAGTTCCCGTTGCTGCACCTCCAAAACTGATAGTATTATTAACACCACTCATTGTTAGAATAGCTGAAGAAGAGGCATTTTTTCTTACCCAGCTTGACCCATTATAAAAGGCATTTGAAACAATATACATTTCGGCTGAACCACCTCCACCATTGTAGTTAGCGATTGCGTTACCTGCTATACCTTCAATAATTGGTGCAACAATTGAACTGCCCCATGCACTTAGAGAAGATATTGCACTTCCAAAACCTCCAGTTGCAAATACAGAATTACTAAAAGTAGCACTTGTACCATTTAAAGCACCAGTTAATGTACCACCAGATAAAGGTAAGTAAGTAGATGATGCAGCGCTTGTTGTTAAGTATGTGCTATTATCATAGCTTATTGTTGTGCCACTAATCTTTACAAAACCAGTACCACTTAATGCGTTTTGTTTGCCACTAAATTGAGTCTGAATTGAACTTGTAACACCCTTAACATAACTTAATTCAGTTAATGATGGATATGTGCCAGTTGATAATGAACTAATTACTCCAGTTGTAGAGAAGTAAGCAATCTCATTTGCAGTACCAGAACCACCAATATAAGTAGGTACGTTAATTACACCACCGCTATAAGTAGCAGCACCGCTTGTACCAGTTGTTGTTAAACTAATTGCACTTTGTGCTCTACCAGTTGTAAAGTATTGATTAGTACCTTCTGCAATGTTTGATGTTGTTAAAACAACAGTTCCAGAAGCACCGTTTACAGTTGTAACTGGGAAAGCAATATTCGTATTTGAAGCACTTGTGATTCTACCTTTGCTATCTACAGCTATTGTAGGAACCGCAGTTGTTGTACCGTAAGTACTTGCAGTAACTCCAGTGTTAGCTAAAGTTAAGGCAGCAGTAGCGTTTGCACTACCATTGAAGCTAACTGACCATGCAGCATCTCCAGTTGCAGAGATTGTTCTTGCAGTTGAAAGCACGTTTGCAGCGTTTGCTGTACCAGCTAAGTTACCTTCTACATTAGCAACCAATGTACCAACAGTATAACCAGTTCCAGTAGTATCTACTACGTTTGTAGGTTCGTCTACTAACCCAGTAAAGAACTTAAACTTACCAGCATCAGAAGCATCTCTAAACAATCCAGTAAACTCAATACGAGTTTGAGCTGAATCATAATATCTACCATAATATCCTATGTCTACAGCATCTGTAGTGTTATTATCGTTAGCAACCTCAAACAATGGGTCTTTAGAAGATATTGATTGAGTATTTACATAAGTGGCAGTACCATTGATAGTTAAGTTACCGCTTACAACTACGTTGTTAGGGAAAGTAACATCATTTGTGAATCCAACAGTTGTAGTATTACCTACAGTGTTAGCTGCTATTTGGTTAGTAGTTCCGTTTATTGTTGTGATACCTTGGTCAGTCCAAGTAGCTGTAATTGTACTTGCATCTTGTTCTGTTAAGGTTAAAGTCTTAGTAGATGTACCAGTTACTGCAGCAGATACGATAGAACGATTGTAAGCTGTATCGTATTGACCTAATTTAACTGTTGTAGGAATAGAATATCCAGCAGTTAAGCTAAGAATACCACTTCCAGAAGAATAGTCTAAACCAACAGCGTTTTCGCTGAAGGCTGCCCTTGAACGAGCATCTGTGTAATATAAGTTAGTGCCTTCGTCTAAGTCTGTAGTAGTCTTAGCATCAAAAGCAGTATTGAATCTTGCTTGAGTATAGTAAAGGTTTGTACCCTCTGCTAAATCAGTAGTAGTTTTTGTACCGAATCTTGAGTCGAATCTTGCGTCTGTCCAATAAAGGTTAGTACCTTCAGCTATATTAGTAGTTGTAAGGCTTATTGAAGCTCCTAATGCCAAAGAAAGGCCATTCACAGTAACTGAGCTATTAGTCAAACTTGCGTTAGGAATAGAACCTAAATTGAAGTTCCCAGTAGTGCTGTTGTAAGCAATACCAGTTCCAGCAGTTACACTTAAAGCACCTCTACTTCTTGCATTAGTAAAGTACAAGTTTGTACCTTCTGGCAAGTTAGTAGTTGTTTTAGTTGCAAAGTTAGTTGCAAAGTTTGCATCACCTCTTGCAGTTGTAAAATAAAGATTCGTTCCTTCTGCCAAGTTCGTTGTGCTCTTAGCAGCGAAAGCTGAATCAAATCTACCTTGAGTATAGTATAAATTAGTTCCTTCAGCTATGTTGGTTGTAGTACCAGCTACATTCTCCCATACAGCTAAAGAAGAGTTATATTTTAATATGTTATTATTAGCTACAGATGTAATTTTTACGTTATGTAAATCATTAAGCATATAGCCATTATCTACCTTAACGAAAATCTTACCATTATTCTTGTGAGAATAAACCACAAATCCAACTATTACTACATGATTTGGTGCTGTAGGTTTTACCTTTGTAATAGCACCTGGCGTAGTCGGAGAAAGATATAAAACATCTCCATCATTCCAATCTTCTAATTGTAAGTCTCCAGTAGTGTCAACATCAGTTATTAAACCACTTGAAGTTATATAACCTTCTTGATTGTTAGCTATATTTTCAGCTACTAATCCTAATGTATCGTCAGAATTAGCATCATTATTAGCTTGTGCTAAAGTAACAGCTAATCTTTGACCTTGAGCAGAAGCAATTTTAACTACTTGATAAGCAGCTTTATTTAATATGCTACCAGAGTTATTAAGAACTCTTGCAACTTCTTTTTGACCTATTGGCAATACTACATTGCCACCCATTAACCCTAAGTAATTAGTTCCATCTACTGTATTCCAGTACATCTTAGCTACAGCATTAGCTTCACCAGCACCAGTATTAAGTTGTAAGAAATCTCCTTGAACACCACCATCTACAGTTGCAATAGTGATAGTAGGAGTTAAACTATTAGCAACATCATTATAAGACCAAGTAATACCAGTACCATTTCTAATCAAAGCGGCTACTGTATCATCAATCAATTCCTTAATCTGTAAGCCACCTCCAGTAATAATCAAATCACCAGTAACGGTTAAATCACCATTAACGGTTGCAGCTAAAGTAGAAAGAGATAAAGCAGTATTTACTCCACCGCCATCTTGTACTGGCTGTAAAGTACCACTTACTCCAACATTATTAGCACCAATCTGTAATACTTGTCTATATGTATTTTTTACCGCTTTACCTTGAAGAGTAGCCATTATATTTTAATTTTTTTAATTTGATTAACCATTTTATATAGTTCTTCTGAAGCCGCCAAGAATAAGAATGGTCTATGGGGCAAATTTACTAAATTTCCATTACTCCGTTTAAATGTCTGTGCATAGCCCTCAAGTTTATTCATATTTAAGTTTCTATAATATGGTATTTGGAAAGATGGCCCAGTACCAAACTCTACAAATGGAGAGTAATAAGCAGTTGACCCAACCTTTGCTCCTGCATTCATATTATAAGGAGTGCTATAAATAGAACCCTTTAATTTGTAAGTTTCACCGTATGGAGCACGAGCCCTTGCGTTATTTTCTATATTAATCACACTTTGATTAATGATAGCTTGAACCTTTTGTGTAATAACATTAGGTGCCTCTTTTAACCTTCTTGATAGGTTAGTTATGCTACTCGTTTTATCTATTGAAAATGACATTAAGTAGTTTCCCAGGTTGTACTAATATTCTCCCAGAAAGCAGTAATACTATCCCAAGTACCAACTCTCTTTAAGGTAGAACAAGTGATTCTTAAATAATTCTTATTGTCAAATTCATCTATAACGCTGCTAATCAAGTAGATATTACCTTGATAAGCAATAGTAAGGTCATTAGAAATAGAGATACTTTGAGCATCTCTTATCCTAAAAACAATGTTATCTGATATAGAATCCTTACCAGCTATGTTTGTTTTATTT